GTTATCTGAAAGAAGAGGGCGGCCCTAGCTGGATAGCCGCACATCAATTGACTCACCGATTGTTCGAGATACTACACGAACAAGAGAAGTATGGCTGGCTGGTTGACCGCACATGGATTGATAAGTCTATCGCAATGCTCACACATTGGATAGCTAAGATCGATAGTGTCGTGGTGCCACGGCTGCCACAGGTGCTAGTGATTGATGAGACTAAGAAGGCAGGTGAGCTAGGCTGGGTACGTAAACCCTTCCTTAAATCAGGGCTGCCCTCTTCACAGGTATTGAAATGGGAGGGTGAATCAGATCATGTTGCTGGTCCATTCAGTAGAATAAGTTACCGACCTGTCAACTTAGACAGTAACAAGGAGACAAAGGACTGGCTGCTAAGAGAAGGATGGATACCGGAGGCATGGAATTATAAGAAAGAGAATGGTAAGCTGCTCAAGGTAGACAAGAAGCTAGTGAGAGCTAGTCCTAAGTTAAATGGTGCTGATGCTTTCCGTGGTGTTGATGGTAAGATAGGTCGGCTTATAGCTAAGCGTGTGCAGTGTAAGCATAGACGTAGTAACTTAGAAGGATGGGTTAAGATCATACGTGATGATGGCCGTATCAGTCAGGGTATAGCGGGTATGTGTACAACAGCAAGGCTTAAACATAGAGGCATAGTAAACGTACCTAGTGATGGTGCATTCTTTGGTAAGTGGATGAGGAAGTCATTCATATCTAAGGATGGATACTCAATCGTAGGTGTTGATGCTGCTGGTTGTCAGAACCGTATGCTTGCAGCAAGGGTAGGTGATGATGCTTTCACTGAGATATTAATCAATGGTGATAAGGCTAAGGGTACAGCCATCCATCAGATAAACCAACAGGCTATAGCTGATGTAGGTATCACTGTTAGCTATGGTCAAGCAAAGAATCTTAACTACGCATTCATGTTTGGAGCTAGTGATAACAAGCTGGGTGATATTATAGGGGAGAATAAAGATACAGGTACACGTATCAGGGATGCATTACTTAGTGTATCAACAGGGTTCTCTGATTTAGTATTGAACTTAACTAAAGAATGGGTGTCTAATGCTAAGACAAGATTGAATGACTGGGATAAGAAGGAACACTATGATGGATGGGTTGAAGGATTAGATGGTAGGCCTATACACATAGAGAGTGAACATCAGATCCTTGTGTATGTCTTACAAAGTGATGAAGCAATCCTTATGCAACATGCACTGGTGTTACTAAAAGAATGGTGTGATGCTGAGGGATGGACTCATGGTGAGGAGTATGGGTTCGTAGCTAATGTCCATGATGAATTTAGTGCAGAGGTACGAGATGATCTAACTGAGCGTTACTTACATCTAGGATGTGAGGCTATAGCTGAGGCAGGTCGTAGATTAAAGATAGCATGTCCTCACCAAGGTGATGGTATGATAGGTAAGAATTGGATGGAGGTCCATTAATGGCATACAGTAAAGAATTAGTAACCGTTATGCATGAGGGCGGCTGTGTCACACCAACATCACACAAGCTGAATCAAGACGGTTACTTTAGGAAGCAGGTGTGGGTAGATGGTACATTGAAACCTATGATGTATCACCGACACATCTGGATGCAGGAGAGGGGAGACATACCTGAGGGCTACGAGGTAGATCATATCTGTAGGAACAGGGCATGTTGTAACATAGACCACCTTCAATTGCTAACAGTAAGTGACCATAAGGTTAAGACTAACAAGGAAAGAAGTAAGGATAGGATAGATCAAGCCTATCAAACATGGATAGCTGAGGGTCTATCAGGCTCTGAGTTAGGCAGGAAGTACAACACAACAGAGAGTACAGGCTGTCGGTGGGTACGTAAGTTTAAAGAAGACACACGCACTAAGCGTTCAAACTAAAATCAAAATAGGAATCAGACAATGGCTTTAAATGCTAACAAGGTAAGAAGTTCCGGCGGTAAGAGTAAGTTTAAACCACAAGCACCAGTAGCTGTGGGTACATACCCAGCTCGACTGGTATCAATCATTGACTTAGGTGTACAAGCACGACGACCATGGAAGGGTGAAGCAAAAGATCCTATCGCCATGATCCGATGTACATACGAACTTACTACTGAGTTCATGAAGGATGAAGCAGGTAAGGATGATGAGACTAAACCACGATGGATCAGTGAGGACTTCCCGTTCTATGGCTTGAGTGCCGATAGAGCTAAGAGTACTCAACGATACCTAGCACTTGATCCACAGCAAGCAGCGGGTGGTGACTGGGCTGAGTTGTTAGGTGCACCAGTAGCACTCACTGTAGTTCACAATCCTAAAAAGGATGACAGCACTGTCGTGTATGCTAACATCGGAGCAACATCTCCTATCATGAAAGGCATGGATGTAGCTGAGCTAGTCAATGACCCTCAGCTGTTTGACTTCGATGAGCCTGACATGGATGTGTTCAATGGACTGCCTGACTTCTTGAAGGATAAGATCAAGGGTGCTACTAACTTCCAAGGCTCAGCTCTTGGTGCGTTACTAGGTGGTGGTGTAGTCCACGAGCCTATCGTTAACACGGATGAGGTGACACGCACTGGTGATGAAGCAGTTAATCCTTACGGTTAACACATAAGGCGGGGGTAAAACCTCGCCTTTTTTATGCGAGAAATTTTATGATGAATCATCATGTATATAAATATTATAGATGGAAGCTCTTTGTTGCTAAGCAAGAGAAGCACTACTGGTCAGCCTTTCATTATGAGACACAAGCAGAGTTGGAGTTGATATGCGGGCTTTAATAGACGGAGACTTATTAGTATATGAATGCTCGGCAGTGGCTGAGTATCCTAAGGATGAACCAATCAGTAACTTTGATTTTGTTATCGAGGTATTTCATAACAAGCTAAGGGATATGTTAAAGGCTGTTGATTGCACAGACTACACCATGTACCTTACAGGTAAGGGTAACTTCAGGGAGCAGGTAGCAGTAACCAAGCCATACAAGGGCAACCGTAAGGGAGAGAAACCTTTCCACTACAATAACCTTCGTGCTTATATCATGTCACATCCATGGGCTGTAATGATTGAGGGTATGGAAGCTGATGATGCACTGGCTATCAATCAGACAGAAGATACAATCATATGTAGTAGAGATAAAGATCTAAGGATGGTGGCCGGCTGGCACTATGGATGGGAATCAGGACAGCAAGGAGAGTTCGGACCTTATCAGTTCTCTAAGCATGGTGAGCTACACCTATCAGAGAATAGGAAGAAGCTAACAGGTGGTGGGTTGATGTTCTTCTATAGTCAATTACTAACAGGGGATAGCACTGATAACATTCCCGGTTTGAAAGGCTATGGTCCTGCTAAGGCTTATGATCTCTTATGTGATTGTGAAGATGAGTATGAGTTGTTCGATGTTGTATCAGTGGCGTATGAAGACCAGCATCAAGATAAGTTTGAAGAGTATATGTTAGAGCAAGGTCGTCTGTTATGGATGGTGAATGACCTGAACGAGGATGGTAGTCCTGTTATGTGGGAGCTACCTATGTATGTTTGGAAACCAGAAGAGGGTCTTGATGATGTATGAAGTAACACACAATGATGCACTAGGTATGTATACTATGACCTTTGATGATCATAAGGATGCACTGGATTACTACTATGATGTACTGCCTACATCCTTTGATGTACAGATCTTTGATATAGGGGAGGGAGCATGGGACGAAGAGTAGCTAAGACTAGAGGCGGTGGTCGTTACACTGAGGCAGGGTACTTTGGATTCATTCGGAGTGGACTGAGACAGAAGAGTATGCGATGGCCACCTAAGTACGATGTAATGAACAAAGCTAAGAGACCATACACTGGGCCTGATAAGAGACGTAAGTTTGAATACTTATGTAATGGATGCAAGCAGTGGTGTGCAGGTAAAGAGGTAGCAGTAGATCACATCAAAGAATGTGGAAGCCTAAAGTCTTACGATGACTTAGCTCAGTTTGTTGAAACATTATTCTGTGAAGAGGACAACTTACAAGTGTTATGTAAGGGATGTCATAATATTAAAACACAAGAGGCTAAGAAGAAATGAAAATACTAATGCTTGATATAGAAACAAAACCACACAAAGCATACTGTTGGGGTCTGTTCGATCAACGTATCGGCCTCAATCAGATTGTAGAGGCAGGCGGTACACTATGCTGGGCTGCTCGATGGGTTGGTGATAAGGAAGGTAAGTTCTTCTTTGGTGCTGAGTGGGAGACTAAGAAGAATTACATTCAAACTATCTGGAATCTATTGGATGAGGCTGATGCTGTCATTCATTACAATGGTAAGAAGTTTGATATACCTACACTGAACTGGGAGTTCATTCAACACGGACTTACACCACCATCTCCTTACAAAGAGATTGACTTGCTTCAGACAACAAGACAGAAGTTCAAGCCGGCATCTCGTAAGCTAGACTATGTTGCGTCTAAGCTAGGCATCGGTGCTAAGGTATCTCATGCAGGTATGCCACTGTGGACTGGCTGTATGAATGGTAACAGGAAAGATCGTAAGACAATGAAAGAGTATAACATCCAAGATGTATTCTTGTTAGAAGAATTATATCTCAAGCTATTACCTTGGATAGGCAGTCATCCCAACCGTCAAGTGTACTCAGGTGAGCGTGATACATGCCCATCGTGTGGTAGTCACGACATCCATTACCGAGGCTACGCATACACCAATGCAACTAAGGCTCGGAAGTTTAAGTGTAATGGTTGTGGTAGTTGGAGTAAGTCAGCTAAGTCGGAGAAAGGTGCAGCATCTAACCTACGTGGGGGGAACATATGAATTGGATAACAGATCCTAATAGATCAACAACACTGCACGCAGCACAAGCTACGAGAGAAGCTCGTGCATTCGGAAAGCAGGTAGGAGGTGATCACTATAAGGATCAAGGCATCCAACCATTGGAGATAACGTACCGAAACTTTGGATACGCTGGTGTTAAGGCATCACTGTATACCAAGGTGAACAAGTACCTTACTCGTAACAAGGGTAATGAGTTAGAGGATATACACAAGGCTATCCACTGTCTTGAGATGTTAGCAACATTTAAAAATCAATCAACAATACCGGAGAACAATCATGAGTGAAGAGACTATGTTCCAAGTAAAAATCTATGACTTGAAAGCGGTATTAGGTGATGACATAGTAGTAGATGGCATCCCTGATATGAATCATGCATACGTGATGGTTATGTCTAATGATGAAGATGAGACAACCACTGTCTTCTTAACATGTGATGAGGGCATAGAGGACATGGCTGTCACACTAGAGAAGGTAGCTAGTGAGATACGTACCTTGAAAAAGGAGACACAACAATCAATCCACTAAGAGATGTTAGAGACACTAATGCAAAGAGGGTGATCCAAGAGACGGGAGGGGTCTTGGATGCAGTAACCACAGTCCTCTTTACGCTATGGTTAGTATCAGCATTGACTCTCTTTAGCGTAGCAATGTTTATTTTATATCTTATATGGGGGTATTATGAATGAGAACGTGATTGTACAGGGGAGCTTCGGCTCCCTTGCTGCTCTAAAGAAGCAGCTAGAAAAGAACGGAGTGAAGGTTATTTCCTTCGATGGTAAAACATTAACCACAGACCACGCTACCTTTTCCATGGTAGACCAAAAAATAATCAGAGAAACTAGGGACAATTAATGGATCAATACCAACAGTACATACACACTAGCCGATACGCACGCTGGCTGCCTGAGCTTCAACGAAGAGAAACATGGGAGGAAACGGTAAGTAGGTATGTAGATTTCTGGGTAAATCGTGGAGATTTAGATAGCAAGACAGCTACTAAGATGCACAAGGCTATCTATAACATGGAAGTAATGCCATCAATGAGATGCCTTATGACAGCAGGTGTTGCACTTGATAGAGATAACATGGCGGGTTTCAACTGTAGTTACATAGCCATCGATCATGTACGTGCATTCGATGAGATCTTATACGTTCTCATGTGTGGTACAGGTGTAGGCTTCTCTGTTGAAAGACAATCAGTAAAGAAACTGCCAGAAATATCAGAGGACTTTCATGAAACAGACACAACAATCATCGTCAGAGATAGCAAGATCGGGTGGGCTAAAGCGTTTAAGGAATTGCTCGGGCTACTCTACTCCGGACAGGTGCCAAAGTGGGACGTGTCCAAGCTCAGACCAAAGGGTGCACCACTCAAGACTTTCGGTGGCAGAAGTAGTGGGCCTGAGCCTTTGGTTGCTCTGTTTAACTTCGCTGTTCGTATGTTCCGTAATGCTGCTGGCCGTAGGCTTACTAGCCTTGAGTGTCATGACCTAGTATGTAAGGTAGCTGAGATTGTAGTGGTAGGTGGTGTGCGTAGGTCGGCACTTATCTCTCTATCTAATCTATCAGATGATCGAATGCGAGGGGCTAAGCTAGGTAACTGGTGGGAGTTAGACGGACAACGTGCACTTGCTAACAACTCAGCAGTGTATACAGAGCAGCCTGACTTCGAGGTGTTCTTAAAGGAATGGGTATCGTTACATGAGAGTAAGTGTGGTGAGCGAGGGATCTTCTCTCGTATAGCCAGTAAGAATCAAGCAGCTAAGAGTGGCAGGCGGGATGTCGATCACGACTTCGGCACCAACCCTTGCAGTGAGATCATCTTACGATCAGCTCAGGTTTGTAATTTGTCTGAGATAGTGGTTCGTAGTACTGATACACCACAGGATCTAAACCGTAAGGTAGAGATGGCTGCTATCATTGGTACATTACAGTCTACTCTTACTGACTTCCGTTATGTACGTCCTATCTGGACACGTAACACAGCAGAAGAAAGACTACTAGGTGTATCGATGACTGGCATTATGGACCACCCACTGCTAAGCAAGACATCATGTGCACCTTTGTTGGAGAAGCTGAAGAATAAGGCTGTCACTGTCAATAAGAAGTGGGCTAAGCGTTTAGGTATTGAACAATCTACGGCGATCACCGCCGTGAAACCTAGCGGTACTGTCTCACAGTTAGTTGATAGTGCATCAGGCATCCATGCTAGGTACTCACCTTACTATGTCAGACGTGTACGGAGTGATACTAAAGATCCTCTTACCGCTCTGCTACAGGATCAGGGTGTACCATGGGAGCAGGATGTAATGAACGCAGAGAACGTAGTGTTCAGCTTCCCTGTTAAGGCACCGAAGGATGCAGTGTGTACCGAGGACTTAGATGTCAAGAAGCAGTTAGACTTATGGGAGGTGTACCAAGATCATTGGTGTGAACACAAGCCATCTGTTACTGTGTACTACAGTGATGACGAGTTCTTAGCAGCAGGTCAATGGATATGGGATAAGCTAGATAAGTGTAGTGGTGTGTCGTTCCTACCAAGGTCTGATCATGTCTACCAGCAGGCACCTTACGAAGAGATCAGCAAAGATGTGTACAGTAACTTGTGCAAGTCTATGCCTAAGATTGATTGGAGTAAGTTGTCACAGTATGAATCATCTGACATGACAGAGGGGGCTCAAACACTAGCCTGTGTTGGACCATCGTGTGAAATTTAGGAGTCTAGTATGAAGATAGGTCAAACAATATGGAGGGCCGGCTTCGCGCTGGTCTTTGTATTCTTGGGGGTGACTGCTTGTATAGCAGGTATTGACATCCTAATATCAATAGGAGTGTAGTATGAATATTGCTAGTACGTTATGTGCAGTAGGGCTATCATTGATCTTATCTGGGGGTGCGTTCAGCGCCTCTAT